GAATTATCCCTACTTAGAGCAGGAGAAATCAATGCTATACCAAAACAAGAGCATACTAAAGGTTCAAGCAAAGCTGACCCATTAGCAGATGTTGAAATTGACGGAATGACTGTTGAAGAAATTGCTGACGAGATTGGCAAAACAGTTAGAGGCGTTAAAACAATGCTAACAAGAAGAGGCTTACAGTGCGCGGACTATAACGGTGCAGCTAGAAAAGAAATAGGTTAATTACTTATTTACTTCAGCGAGTGGGCTTCTTTAGGTCTACTCGCTTTTTTGTTTTGGGAGAGACAACTTGACTTTAGAATCGGCATTACTTAAGCAAATACTTTTGCACAGTGAATTTGGGACATGGAATAGTCTCAAGGAACACTATTTCCCAGAAGGTGAGTACCGTAAGCTGTGGAAGATAGTGGACAAACATGTTCATAAGTATCATGCATTACCAACTTTTGAAGATTTAAAACTAGAAGTTCGTTCTAGAGAACTTCAGGAGAAGATATATGCAATAGAAACAGTCGAAACTGAAGTTCCAGCAGATATATTGTTGGACTATTTAAAGAATGGATTTACTCAAAATGAAATACTTTCCAAAGTTGAGAACTTCGTAGAACATCAGATTGCGATAGGCGATGCTCGTGAGAACATTGACTTATTACAAGAGATTGTAGTTCAGGTCGAAGACCAAGTCGAAACTTCAGACGATAATGAAAGTATGGATACGATTGAGTTATTTGATAGTGAGGAGGACTTAGCTAAGTTCCTTCCACTTGGTCTGAATCAAGAGTATGATTTAGACTATACTTTCTCTCCCAAAGACTTGGTCGTTATTGGCGGACAACGTGGTGGTGGTAAGTCTTTTACCTGTTGTAATGTAGCAGTAGCTGCTCAACAGAAAGAAAAGTCAGTACTATACTTCACAATAGAAATGGATAGTAGACAAATACTTCAAAGAGTATGTGCTATTGCAACAGGTGTTCCTACCAATCGTATTAAAACTAAAAACCTATCTCCTCTGGAGTGGGATAAAGTTGCGGAATGGTGGGCAGATAGATTTGAAAACGGAGGAGAAGCTTTGACCGAGTACAAAGGTCATCGTGACTTCGATAAGTTCCATTACGAACTTACTCGTAATCCTCTTGCAGACAAACCTCAGGTAGATGTATTCTACGACCCTGCTCTTACAGTTGCTAAAGTTATTAGTACAGTAAGACAGAAACAGGCACAACTCCCAGACCTAGGTATGGTAATTGTAGACTACTTAAACCAAGTTAGACGCCATAACGCCCCAGGTCGCTCAGGTCAATATGATTGGACTGAACAGATAGAAATATCCAAAAGTCTAAAACAACTCGCGCAGGAAACCAATATCATGGTTGTATCTGCTTTCCAAACAAATGAAAAAGGTGAGGCTAGATTCTCGAAAGGTATTCTTGACGCTGTAGATGCAGCTTATAGTTTACAGCATTGGGGAGATGCCGAGCCATGTATCAAGTTGAAATGTGATAAGATGAGAAATGGAAAAGCAGAAACTTTTGTGTCCGAAATGAATTGGGACACATTAAAGATTGGACCTCATACTGCACTTGACCCAGATGAAAGAGCCGAGTTAAAAGAAACAATGACAACAGGGGAAGATACATATGATTTATAGGGGGTGTAGCTCAGCAGGGAGAGCAACTGCCTTGCACGCAGTAGGTCGCTGGTTCGATTCCAGTCACCTCCACCAAGGAGATTAAAATGAGATTATTAGAAAAAGTATACCAAGTAAATAATTCTGGACTAGGAGATGTAAGAATATTCTCTGAAAGAACTTTTGGTTACAAAAGATATTTTGTAGACTGGGCAGATGGTACTGAAACTATGTATTCAGGATTATGGTATAAGTTAGCAAAAGTAGAAAAAATAGTTGAAAAAAGGATATACCCACAACGATGACAGAGTTTACACAAGGAATATCTAATACATTTAGAGGGTTGATGAAAACATCTCTTGGATTAGCTATTCTTTATACACTGGGGCATATTTGTATAGCAATGATTGTTGTTAGCACTGTTACAGGAGCTAGTTTTTGGGAATCAGGAATAGTAGCACTTGTAGAACCTGCAATAAATGGAGTATGGTTTTACACATTACACAAAATTTATAAGGTAGTAACAAAATGATATTATACACAGAAAAACAATTAGAGGAGTCTTGGCATATACATTGTGCAGAAATACTGTATAGTAATGTAGATAGTAAAGTAAAAGTTACACTGCCAACACTAGAAGAATTTAGACCTATTTATGAAGAGGCAATGCAGGATTATATAGATTATGGCGAATGATAGAGTAAGCAGAACAACAGCGGAGTTAGTACCCCTTCCGCCACATACTTGGTATGTGAGAACTGTGGGTTGGTTATTAGAACAAGAAAAAGTACAAGAGAACATTAAAGATGTACCAGTGAACGAACCACTAAAAGAAGCACTGAAGAAAGAAGGCATACGGTCACCGTTTTTATGTATGCCAAACTGGTACCCTATAGCAGGTAGTCAAAGACTAAGAGTATTAGTAGATATACCTGAATTACATAGTGCAGAAGTGAGAGTATGTAAATTTGATAAAGAGTGGTGGTTATTATATTATTTATGGGGTGACGAAGAATTTAGAAACAAAGCAATTGCTATTTGGTTTCAAATGGCAGAATTAGTATGGAAGTCAATGTATTACGAAGACGACCCATCATTTTTAGAACACGAAGCATTAGGAGATGAGTTGCCGTGGAAACACAAGTCAAAGTTAATGGACAAGTAATAATTCTAGCAGACACTAATCCTTTATACGATGAAGGATATTGTCAATGGAAAAATATAAACACAGGTGAGATATGGAATGTTGACGGCAGTAAGGCAGAAGTATGTTTTAATGCTGAGTTAGCACAAGAACATAGTATAAAACACATAGGTTATCCTGTGCCTACAGAAATGTGGAACAGTATTGTAAATGTTAGTTCTAAAATTACTTTTCTTGCTCCCATAATAACTAGACCAAATACTATAGAGATATGCAGAAACAATAAAACAATAGAACATACATGGGTAGAAACAATAGATACAACCTTAGACCAGAATCAAATTATGATACATAATTTATATGATGGCAATATATTCGTAGACATATGGGAAAAAGGTGTAGGTTATGTACCTAGTTGCGGAACAGGAGCTGCAGCTGCTGCCTTGTTCAGTGATAAGACATTTGTAGAAGTATATTGTCGAGGCGGTAAGTATGTAATAGAAAAGGATTATTACAGATGGACTATGCAGGCAAAAAATATTTCTTGACAAATCCTTAAAATTTTGATATAATATATATAATTATGATTGCAGAAGAACTATTACAAAAGAAAGGAATACAGTACCAGATAAGTGGTAAGGACGCTAAGATTCACTGTCTTAGTCCTGACCATGATGACACTCATCCATCTATGAGAGTGGATAGAATTACAGGTGTATTTCATTGTTTTTCATGTGGTTATAAAGGTAATTTATTTACATACTTTGGTGCTCCCGAATCTCCAACAGAGGTTCGTATACACCGAATAAAAGACAAGATACAAAAAGTTAAAAGCGAAACTGTCGGCATACAACTCCCAAAAGACAGATTGGAATGGAGAGGTGGAGGATTTCGGAACATTTCCGAAGAGACTCTTGCAATCTGGGATGCGTTCACTTGGAATGTACCCAGATTTGAGAATCGTATCATCTTTCCAATCCGAGATATTACAGGAAAGACAGTTTCATTGATAGGTAGAAGTCTGGACGATTTTAGTACGATGAAGTACTATATCTATCCAACAGGAGCGGAAATGCCGTTCTGTCCAGCAAAGGTAAAACCTATACAAGGAAGAGTTATATTAACAGAGGGTATATTTGATGCTCTCAATCTTTGGGACAAAGGTCTCAAAAATTCTGTGTGCTGTTTTGGTACACAGCAAGTGAGTTGGGTTAAACTAAGTCTACTCAAACTTCAAGGAGTTTCTGGAATAGATATTATGTTTGACGGGGATGAGGCGGGTAGACAAGCTAGTGAGAAAGCGAAAGAGATTGGCGAGAAACTAGAAATGAGTGCTAGGATAGTTAAGTTACGAGATAACGTAGACCCTGGCAATTTAACAAGACCAGAAATAGAAAGACTAAAGGAAAAATTATATGGGTAATATGGCATGGCAATCAGAGGAACACGAAGTTATATTAGAAGGTAAAAAAGAATCATTAAGCAACTTGGAAATAACAAAAATACTGCAAGAAGTGTTTGAAGACAAGTATAGAGTATATAATGATAGTAAGATTAAATGGCAATGGCAACAAATGGTCAAAAAGAATCCTTCTTTAAAACAGTTTTCGGTAATAGCTGGAAATAAAAAGGGGTGTAAGAGTCCAGCATGGACTCGTGAAGAAGATGAATTAGTTGAAACACTATATTCAGATGGCATAGAAACTGCTGAAATTGGAAATATTATGCAGGAAAAGTTTCCTAATAAAAGAAACTGGAGTTCTAAAATTATAGAGAATCGTATTTCAATTCGAGGTATCAATAATAGAAATCACCTAAGAGGATGGAGCAGAGTTGCAGATAATTTAGAAGAACTACAAAGCAGATGTCACCCAAGAATAAAAGTATTAGATGCTCATAATGCTTATAATGTATTAGTAGAATGTTTAGATTGTGGAGCCATAGCTAAAAGACAGTCACCTAAGCTTTGGTGTGCATGCGGAACTTGTGAAAATAAACCCGATACTCCACAAGATTTATACTTGATTGAGTTTTCTGACTTTGATTATCCGAGTGGTAAAGTAGGAATAAGTAGAGACTATTATGGTTTAAGAAGTAAAGACTTTCCTCCACATGAACAAATATTAGTAATTCATACAATATTTAAAGAGGCAAAGAGAATAGAAGATATAATAAAAAAAGAATTTAAGATGTATCAAACTAATCCACATGAGTTATTTGAGAATGGTCATACTGAATGTTTTGATATTTCACTAACAGAACAGATAAAAAATAGAATAGAGGAATTACATGGCTAAAGTAGCACTAATAGAAACAACACCTAGTTCCACGAACTATGAACGATACTTCGATCC